GAAGTACCAGAAGACGAATCTAAACATGCAGATTTTTTTTCTAAACAAGTTAAAATCTTAAAGACTTTGGAAGGTCAGTTATCGCATGAGGTTGCATCTAAGGTTGACGAGTTTAAAAAGAACTATAAACCTGTTACTGCAAAAAAAGAAGAAGAACAAAAAAAGGATGATGAAATGCCTCAATGGGCTAAAGAGATTAAAGAACAACTTGAAGCTCAAAAGCAAAAAGAGGCTGAAATGACGAGTAAGGCTAAAAAGGAACAAATCCTAAAATCAGCTTACGATAAGGCTAAAGAGGGTGGTGCTGTTAACGATGCAGTTTTGGAAATCGTAAAAGCATCAATTGATATTTCTGAAAGCGATACTGAAACATCTGTGAAAGATAAGATTGTATCTAAATACAACGAAATGTATAAAAAGCTTTATGGTAATGGAGCGCACCCGTCTGTCACTCAAATTCCTAGTTCTGAAAACAGAAAAGCCGAAGACGAAAAGTTCAAAGAACTTCTAAGGCGTAACGGAAAACTACCTAAAAAAAATTAAACTATTTAAACTATGAACATTGATTTTTTAAGTATGGGTAACACTTACGGTTCACTTTCAAAAAAGTTTGGAGGCTCTTTCCCTGCGTGGAGGTCTACAAACCCTAGTGCAACCTCTGGTGGTATTCTTTCCCCGCTACCTGCTGTGGGGACTTTTATTCCTTCTGGCACAATGGTCTCTTTAGATCATACAGGTGGAACTTGCAAAATTATCAAATCTTGGTACGCTGCTGCTGTAGCCACGAATGTAGCTACCTCTATTAAAGTAAAGCTTGCATCCATTTACACCGTGAAGCCAGTTGTTGGTGATTTTATTATGGTTGCTCCTTCTACTGTTGCTACTACTGGTCAGGGAGCTGAAATTACAGCCGTTGCCGTTGATAGCAATGATGCAAGTGGATTGACCTATGATGTAACCTTAGCAGCTACTCTTGGTACTGCTCTAACAACTTCTACTATTCTAATTTCAGCCGATAGCGATGAAGCTACCGCAGCTATTTTAGCTAAACCTTACGGTTTCTCTGGAAGAGATATTAATATCACAGAGGGCATTAGTAAAGCTGCTGTAGAGGTTGTATTTGATGGTGTTCTATTCTCTGATAGAGTTCAGCCTGTTCCTGATTGTGTTAAGTCTATTCTACCTAAAATAACTCTTGAAAACGAATATTAATTATGATACACGATCCTTCAACATACGATTTAATCTCTCTAGGATTAGGGGGTAGATCATTTCAGGAATTTGTAGACTCCTATTTATTTGAAAAATATAACGGACTAAAAATTGACGGTTTTGATTTTGATCCGAACTTGCAGTTAGACTATACCTATCAGCAATTAGAGGCAGAATATGGTTTGTACACCATGCCTTCGTATATCGCTCCGGGTTCTCCGTCTCCTGTTAAGTCGAATAAGAGCGTTTCTGTAAACTTTGGTACTATTCCTCATAATAGCCACTCTATTATGCTTGACGAACAGACCCTTAGACTACAGGCTTATCTTAACCAGCAAACGGGAGCTTTCACAGAACAAATGAGAACAGCTATTAACATGCTTCTTTTTGATTCTAGCGATAAGTTAATCGGTGGTAACTACTCTGCTCTTACTTATCAAAGGGATCAGATGGTTTCTAATTTCGCATTAACGCTTACCGATTCTAATGACCCGCAAGGATTAAAAGGAATCACAATGTCGGCTAACGTGCCTGCTTCTAATACGACAACTCTTACTAGCACCGCTAAGTGGTTTACTGATGCAAGCGATACCGAAGGTTCTGCTTCTGATCCTATTAAGGACTTGCAGGCTATGATTGTTAAGATCAAGAATAAAGGTGTACGAAGCTATCATTTTGAAATTGACGAGCTTTCTCTAATGAGAATGTTTAATCACTCAAAGGTAAAAGCCGCTCTTGCCGTTTCTATGTCTTTGAACATTGCAGCTAGTAACATGGCTACCGCAGAATCTCTTCTTAACTTTGACGTGAAGAAGACTATGCTATCCAGTATACTTGGTTGCCCAGTTATCTCGAAAGAAAATGTTGTTGCTGTTGAGAAGTTTGATAAGACTACAGGTGAAGTAGAATCGTCTCAAATCAGATCGTTTAATCCGAACACTATTGTACTTGTTCCTGACGGACAGATTGGTACTATTAAATCGGCTCAACCCGTATTGCTTGGTAGTGTTACAAACGGTGAAATTGCATCATTTGACGATGGTAGAACTTTGTTGAGACGTTATTACGATATTCGTACTAACAGACAGTATATCCAATCGGATAATGCTAGCTTGGCAATACCTACTTCAGCTCAAAAAATGTTTAGATTAATATTTGCTTAATATATATGATTTTAAGTGTAAACATAATAGGTAATGGTAATGTTAGTGGCGGTGGTAGTTACGCAAGTGGCTCTGCCGTCACCCTGAAAGCTGCTCCTATTGCAGGATGGACTTTTAAGGATTTTGTTATTGATGGCACATCTTATGCCTCAAATCCATATTCTTTAACTGTCGGAGCTTCCGATTTATCCGTATCTGCTACTTTTTATGTTTCATTTGAGGATTATTTAAAAGGCATATTAGCTTTTGATATAACAGAACAAGCACTAAATAGCATCCGCATAAAGCGCAATATCGACTTTGGCACAGACGTTAAAACATTAATAATTAGAACGCTCGAGTTAGCTCAAGCCGATGCGCTTATGTGGTACGCTACTTTACCTAGTTCTAAAACTGGAGCAAAAGATTCAGATGGCGGTTGGTCGCATCAAGAAGCTACTGTTTCTATTTCGTCAGAGGATAGGAAAGCTTTTAGAAGTCAGGCTATGGCTATTTACCGTAAATGGGGAGAATCAAATGGATTAGGGACTTTTAAAATAGTAAACCTATGATAGAGAACCCTAGATTCCCGCATACAGTAGAGATATATAGGGCATCTAGCTTAAATGATGAACCCGTATTTGACGATGATGGTAACGAAGTTACGCCTATTGTTTTTACTAGTGCTTGTGGTTTAAGAACTGTTAACAAATATGCTGATATTAATGCAAAGGTCATTGAAGCTGATTACAAGCTAGCTCTTCCTAGTCATACGTTTATTATAAAGATTGGAGACACGCTAAAGTTTACAAACGGTATCAACGGTCAAATAATAAACGGTACTGTAAAAGAGGGACAGCCTACTAATTTTGGTTATAATTTATATTTCAATAGAACGGGAACATGATGGATATAGGTAAGCAGTTTGATATGGGCATACAAAAAGCCAACTCTATTATTTACAATAATCAGTTTAATAGTTTAGTTGCTTATTGCAGGAAGCTAGTTAACGAGATATTGCCAAAACAAAGAGAATATAAAAATCAAACTGGTAATACCGTAACATCTTATTCATTTGGTATTTATTACGGAGGTCGTATCGTTTATATAGGTTCTAATGAACTAAAAGACCCTGTAAGAGCTAAGTTACAAAAAGGAGAGAAGTGGAGCGGTGTAAATTATGATGGACTAGAAACGGATTTGTATGGAACTATAGATACCGATGGTGGATATGGTGAAAATACTGCTAAACGTTTTTTGAACTCATATAAGCCGACTACTAAAAGTTTTGCAGTGGTTATCACTACTGGTACTGAATACTCTTCTTATTTGGAAAATAAGCACCATTTGAACGTGTTATCCGATTCTTTTGAAACAGTAAGTTCAGATTTACTAAACAGCTTTATACCAATAAAATAATGCTACATACTAATTACGATATTAATAAGATAGAGACGGAGTTAAAGACAGTCGTAAAGAATGCGGGTCTTTCGCTTAATGTATATACGGGAGACAGACCATCTATCGTTGACAACACTCTAAATGAATTAGTAGTCGTAAGTGTAGTGTCTACCCTATCTGATATGATGGCTTACGGAAGATGTATTTGCGCCATTGATATGTTTTCAAAGGACTTATCTAATGGATGTAAAAACGGAGTTAAGCTATCAATAATGACACAGAAAGCGGTAAGTATGTTACCAATTAATAGTGTCAACTATGTATTTTCAAACGAAGTAAATGTGATTCCACTAGGTAGCGATGGTTATGGCTATCATGTAGAACGCATACAATTTACAACTTTTATAAAAACAACTTAAAATTAAATAATTATGCCTGCAACATTAACAGATGCTATGAAGTCGGACTTACACTTAGGTAATGCCGAACTAAAGATTGCTTTGTGGTCTGACACAGCTCTTACCGCAACTACCTTTACTGATGCTGATAGTATTTTTACAGTAAAAGATACTCTTGCTATTACAGAGGGAACACCTACTTATACTAGCCTAAAGCTAGACCAATTGAATGAAACCTATGCAGCTCCTTTGACTGATAAAGGTGATAGTACTATCGCAGCTACTATTCCGTTTAATGCGATGGAATTGTTTGATTACTTCTATACTGCTGCTGGCACACAGCCTACGGCTACGGAAGTCGCTCCACTTGTTATTGACGGAGAATCTTATAAAGAGGCTAAAGCATTCAAGTTTAGCGACAAGGTTGTTAAGGCTAGGGTTTATATAAGAAGCAAGAGCGGTAATACTGCTATCGTTTTGATGAATGTAAACTTAGCTGTTAGTATCGCATACAGCAACGTTTCTTCTACTCCTCTCGGTCTTGCACTATCGGGAAGTATTATGGAAGACGGTGCACGTGGTTCTATCGTGGTACTAAAGGGATAGTCACTACTTTTATTTTAATCCTATAAAGGGGGTGGGGGTTACACTCCATTCCCTTTGTTTTTAATTATTCATCCGACACAGATTATGAAGAAACCTACAGTAGACGATCAAAAACGTCTAATTGAAATTGACAATCAGAAATACGAGGTTGTAAACATCCCACGTACTAATAAAAAAGTAAAAGTAGGATGGATGAAGCCTCATACGTTTGAATGCGTATCAAAGTTAATGTTAGACAGTGGATTTGAGGATAACAGGGAATATGTTCCAGTAAACGATAAAGAGATTAAACGATATTCAACCTTTGTTAGCAAATATGCGGCATTAGTTATATTAAATGGTATTAAAATTAATTTATTTTATCATATATATTGGAGGTGGCTATATTACGTAAAAGGGTATGACTTTAATCAGTTGATGCCAGTTATATTAGCATCTAAAAAAAAAGCACCATCGGCAGGATTTCAGATAGCTTTCTTATCGGGAAAACAGATGGTGATAACAAACATGACGATGACGGAGAAGGAACAGAAATTATTCCAGAACGTACTTATGTCGGAGTTCGGTGTGCCTTTGGAAAACAGTTCCCTTGGGCAATAGAACCGCTAAAGCTGTTTGGTGGACTTATCATTATCCCTGAATACATATACCGTTATAAGCTATCTATGGCAAAGATACAGCTAATGTCTATGGATGTTTCAAGGATAGAATACGATAAGAATGATAAAAAAGATAAGTCTTCTGGGAATACTAAAGTAGACCAAAGAGCCATTGACTTAAATGCTGAATCGGTTAAAAAGCATAAGCAAAGACTTGCTAAACAAAAGATTGAGGAAGCTATACCAATTGATATTACAGAAAAATTTAACAATATATAACTATGCCAAAAATAGGAACACTTTTTTATGATATAAATGGTAACGATAATCTAAAAAAGATATTAGAGGAAGATAAAAAGAGAGCCTTAGAACTGCAAAGAGTTCTAAAAGAAACTAATGCCATAATGGGCAAAATCGACCTAAGACAGCTTAAACAGTATAGTTCTATAATTGCTAAATCACAGATAGATTCCGCTAGGTTAGCTAGCATTAATCGCAAGTCTGATGACGAATCTATTATAAGGCAGCAAAGGTTAAAAACAGAAATAGAGCGCACGAACGCAGCGCACCAAAGATACATAAACGCAACTGTTAGCGGTCATAAAAAGATAAATAGTAGCATCGGACTTACTAACAAAACACTATTCTCGCAGCAAAACTTAATGACGCAGCTAAGTCAAGCTGCTGGCATCTATTTCTCTGTTTATCAGGTAGGTAGCCTTATCCGTTCTTTATATACCGTTAGTGGTGAGTTTGAGAAACAAAAGGTTTCACTTGGAGCTATATTACAGAGTACCGAACAAGCGGGTGTATTATATGAAAGAATAAAAGATTTAGCCGTTAAATCTCCTTTCCAATTTAGCGAATTAATTAGTTATACCAAACAGCTTTCGGCATTTTCAGTACCCTACAATGAGCTTTTTGATACCACTAAAAGGCTTGCAGATGTTTCGGCAGGTCTTGGCGTTGATATGAATAGATTAGTTCTCGCATTCGGACAAGTTCGGTCAGCAAGCGTGCTTAGAGGTCAAGAATTACGACAGTTTACAGAAGCTGGTATTCCCCTTGTAGACGAGCTTGCAAAGAAGTTTACGAAGTTAACAGGTGAGGCGACAAGCGCAGGTGACGTTTTTGATAAAATTTCACGAAGGCAGGTTTCTTTTCAAATGGTAAAGGATATATTTACCGAGCTTACAAGTGAAGGCGGTAAGTTTTATAAGTTTCAAGAAATACAAGCAGAGTCTTTGGCTGGTAAGCTATCTAACTTAAAAGATAGTTATCAAATTATGTTATCTCAAATTGGGGAAGGAAATAGTGGCGTTATGAAAGATAGCGTTGAATTACTTACTTCCATGATGAGTAATTGGGAAAGCATTGCTAGGATTCTAAAAACACTTGTCGTTACATACGGAACTTATAGGGCGGTATTAATAACAATTAATGCGCTTCAAAAGGCGAATGTAGCACTTACGGGGGCACAGAGAGTATTAGACTTGGTGAACTTAGTACGTGCCTCCAAAGGATTAACTGCTGCAACATATTCACAGGTAGCCGCACAGAGAGCTTTAAACTTTGTAATGTCTATAAATCCATACGTGGCTATAGCCTCTGTTATCGCTGGATTGGTTGGGGCGATGGTATTGTTCTCTGAAAAGACTAAAACTACTGCTGATATACAGACCGAATTTAATCAAAAGATGGCTGATGAACAACAGCAAATTGAACAGACTACTTCTAGTGCTAAAGGATATGTTAAGACCGCCACAGATTTAAGTGCTTCATACTCTAGCAGAAAGAAAGCATTGGACGAGTTGCAAAAGCTAATGCCAGAGGTTTTCAAAAACATGAGCCTAGAAAAGTTAGCTGCATTGGGTTTGGCTGATGCTTATAATCTAGTTAACAAGGCTGTTTCTGGCATGACACTCGGAACTGCAAGGACAGATTATTATCAAGCCACTAAAGAAGTGTTAAAAGCAGAAAGAGAATTAGCGGAGGCAGAAAGCAAAACTACTGGAGTAAAAGGTTCACGAGAAGCGTTCCAAAGGTTAGAATTGGCTAGGGAGGCACAAAGACTTGCTAAAAAACAATATCAAGACCTTATAGCAAATCAAAAGATACAGGAAAATATAGTAAAATCGACTGAACAGTGGAGGGATGTATTGTATCGAGTTAGGGAAGCTAATCCAACCATTTCCGATATAGCAGCTATGGACGATGAAGGTTATTCTGAATACATAAACCGTATTCAAGGGGATTATGAAAACCTTATAACTGCGAACAAAAAACTGGTAGAATCTAATCCATTTGCTAAAAAAGAAATAAACGCCCACCAGGCAAGAATTGAGGCATATAGGAAAGTTCTTAGTGCTAGTGGT